GCTTTCGAGGCCTTCGCCGACGAATTGAACGGGCGCGCGCGGGCGCGTCCCCAGACCCCCACCGCAAAAGGAGGATCCCCGATGAGCGGACCGACCACCGAGACCACCACGCCGACTGCGGCAACGCCGCCGGCCGCCACGACGCCCACGACGCCCACGCTGGCCCCCGACGCCGCGGCGCCCACCGCGACCGCGCCGGCCCCGGCAGAGCCCGCGGCCGAAGATCCCAAGGCGCGCATCGCCGCCATCCTGAAAAGCCCGGAGGCGGAAGGTCGTGAGGAGCTGGCGCAGAGCTTCGCCTTCAACAGCGACATGCCCTCGGCGGAGGCGATCAAGCACCTGGCGGCGGCCCCGAAGAGCGATGCAGCGGCGCCGGCAAGCCTGTCGGCGACGATCGACGCCGAGGCCACCGAGCTCGATGCTCCCGCGCCGGATGCTGGTGCCTCGGCCGCGCCGAGCATCGCCGAGCGCGCAGCGAAGCGCCACGGCGCGAAGTGATCCCGGCACGGGGTCGGCCCGTGCCCCCTTCCTGACCTTGAACCCGAAAGGACAAGCCCATGCCTCCCCTGACCGAAGGCCGGACCCCCGGCGACTTCCTGCTGTTCGAAGAGAACAGCCGCTACAGCCGCGAGGTTGCCACCATCGCGTCCGGCGCCGACCTCGAGCCCGGCGCCGTCCTCGGCAAAGTGACCGCCACCGGCAAATACGTCCTCAGCGCTCAGGATGCCGCCGATGGTTCCGAGACGCCGGTCGCGATCCTTCTGAGCGTCGCGGCGGCGGCCGATGCTGACGTGGTGAACGCCATCGTCCTGGTCCGGCATGCCCAGGTGCGCCGCTTCGGGCTCACCTTCGACGCGACCTGGTCGAGCGAAGCCCTGCGGGACACCGCGTGTGCCGCGCTCGGCAACGCCGGCATCGTCGCGATCTGATCCCATCCCGTCGCCCGGCCGGGCGACGCGTTCCTTCCCGCGCCCGCTGGCGCTTATCCAGAACAGGAGGCCTCCGATGGCCCATATCAACATCTTCAAGGGGGATGCCTTCTCCGCCATGGCCCTCGGCGAGGCGATCCGGGTGATCCCGAACCAGTGGGGCACGATCGGCACCATGGGGCTGTTCAGCTCCAAGGGCATCCGGGGCACCGTGTTCTCGATCGAGAGCAAGAACGGCGTGCTGCAGCTCGTGCAGTCGTCGGAGCGTGGCACCCCGATGCCCGGCCAGGCGCGCAGCAAGCGCAAGATGGTCGACTTCCGCACCGAGCGCTTCGGCCTCAAGTCCCGGATCACCGCCGACGATATCGACAACATCCGCGCCTTCGGCTCCGAGACGGAGCTCAAGCAGGCTCAGGACGAGGTCATGGACCGGCAGGAAGAGCTGCGCGGCTCGATCGACATCACCCGCGAATACCACCGGTCCCAGGCGATTCAGGGCGTCGTTCTCGATGCGGATGGCTCCGAGCTCGTCGACCTCTTCGACAAGTTCGAGATCACCCGCAAGTCGGTGGATTTCCTGTTCGGCACTGGCACCACCGACCTCGGTGCGAAGTGCCGAGAGGTGACGCGCCACATCCGCCTGAACCTGCTGGGTGACGTGATGACCGGTGTCATGGGGCTCATCAACCCCGAGTTCACCGACAAGCTCATGGGCCACGCGGACTTCAAGGAACGCTACAAGTACTTCCAGAATGCCAACGGCGGCGATCCGCTGCGCGACGACACGTCGTCGGGGTTCAGCTTCGGCGGCATCCTCTGGAAGGAATACCTCGCCGAAGCACCGGTCCCGCAGGAGGACGGCACCACGGTCACCCGCAGCTTCATCCCCGCAGCGGAGGCGGCGTTCTTCCCCCTGGGCACCCGCCAGACCTTCCGGACCTTCAACGGCTCGCCGGACTATGTCGGCATGGCGAACACCCCCGGCCAGGAGTTCTACTCCGCCGTGTTCCCCGACCGCCAGGAAGACCGCTTCGTCGATGTCGAGGCCATGATGCAGAATATGCAGATCTGCATGCGCCCCGGCACGCTCGTGCGCGGTCACACCTCCAACTGATCCAGACCCGTCGGCCACCAGGCCGACGGTCGCCACAAGAGGAGATCTGACCGATGGCGAAGAAGACCACGAAGGCAGCGAAGAATTCCGAGGCCCCGTCCGCCGACGTGCGCGTGCGTCTCACCGACATCTTCGAATACCGGCTGGATGCATCCCGGCGTCGCACCCTTCCGAAGGGCTGGGCCGGCAAGGTTCCCGCAGCCATCGCCGACAAGATCGAGGCAAAGGGCAAAGGCGGGCGCGATGCAGGGTTCGACGAAGAGCTGACCTCGGCCGAGGCCACGGCCGCGACGGCAAAGGCGGCAAAGACGGCGAAGACCACGACCGCGGCAAAGACGGCGACGACCGAAGCCTCTGCGAAGACTGACGCCGCGGGCAAGACCGATGGCGCAGCCAAGACCGATGCTGCCGGGGCAACCGCCGGCAGCGGCTCGACAGAGACCGGGGATACGGATGGCACGGCAACCGAAGCCAGCACCGCCACCCAGACCGATACCGCGCCCGCAGCCGGGGCCGACACCGCGGCCTCGACCGACCTGCTGAGCGGCGCCGACACCTCCACCGACTGATGCCCGCAGACCCGTTCCTGCGCAGCGTCGAGGACACCTTCCGCCGCCATGGCATTGCAGCTGTCCTCGACCCTGACGGGGTCGCGCGAGATGTCCGGCTTCTGCCGACGCGCCCGGATGATGTCGCCGGGTTCGGAGAGCTGCGCATTCAGGATCAGACAGGGATCTTCGAGATCCTTGCCTCTGACTTCGCCGGCTTCACCAAGGGCGCCATTCTCGACCTCGGCGGCGAACGTCGCCGGGTCCAACACACACGGGTGCGGGATCCTCGTCGCTACAAGGTGACCCTCGACACTGTCGAGGTCTAGCACCCGCCGGCGCGGCTCCACTCTCCACTGAACCGAGGACACACGATGGCACGCAAGAAAACCAAGGTCTCGATCGACGAGCCGGTCGATATCGAGATCGCGCCCGGCAAGATCCGGCGCTTTCCTCTGGGCTGGTCCGGCTCGGTGACGCAGGAGATCGCGGACGCGATCGCCGCGAAGGTCGCACCGGTCGACGTCACCGCGCCGACCGAGGTCGCAGAGACCGAGGCCCCGGCCGTGGATCAGGCCGAGGCATGAGCCGCACGCGACTCGAGGCGGCCCTCGAAGGCAACCTCGAGCGCTACATGCAGGACGAGCTCGATCTGGCGCGAGAGGCGATCACCCACGGGATCCAGGACACCGCCGGCGAGCTCAAGGCGGCATTGCGCGAAGACGTGATCCAGGGCGGCCTGGGGCGCCGGCTGGCGCGGAGCTGGCAGTCGGACGACTATCCGAAGTCAGGCGCCTCGCTCGGCGCTGCCTCGGTGGTCTACACCAAGGCGCAGAGGCTGGTGCGTGCCTTCAACGAGGGCTCGACCATTCGCTCGAATGACGGGTTCTTCCTGGCGATCCCGTCGGAGGCCGCGCCAAAGACCGGCATGGGGCGCAAGCGCCTCACGCCCTCCAACTTCCCGGAACACTATTACGGGCCGCTGCGCTTCGTCTATCGCCGGGGACAGGCATCGCTCCTGGTCGTCGACAACCAGCGCGCCAGGACCGGAAAGCGTGCCGGCACCTTCGCACCGGCCAGCAAGCGCGCGCGCCGCACCGGCGAAGGTCTGACGACCGTTGTCATGTTCTACCTGGTGCCGCAGGTCCGCCTGCGCCGCCGGCTCAATGTCGGCCCGATCGCCCTCGCGGCGTCGGCCGGCCTCGCCCGCAACATCGACGCCGCCTATCGCGGCGCGTCGCGCCGGAGGCCCCGCTGATGCCAAGCACGATCGAGACGGCGATCGTCGCGCTGCAATCGGCCCTCTCGGGCCATGCTGCAAAGGTGCTGCGCGAGGCGGACCTGCCGGAAGAGTGCCCGCCAGAGGGGGTGATCAATATCGTGCCGAGCGACCCGCGTGAGGTCGGCCGGCACCTGGGAGTCGGCCGCCGCGAGTGGGAGTGCGTGGTCGAGCTGGAGGCGGTCGTGCGCGGCCCGGACGCCTCCAGCCGCAATGCGGCGCTCGACGCGGTCCTGGTGTCCGCGGCGGATCTCCTGGTCGCCGATCGCACGCTCGGCGGCGCGGTCGATTACCTCGACCTCGGCGGACCGACTGAAATCGACGTCGTCCCGATGCTGGGGGCGGAAACCCTTAAGGGCGCGGTCCTCACCGCGACCCTGTTCTACGAGACCACCGACAACCCGATGGAGTGACCCATGCCCAATGCACGCGGAGACCAGGCGAAACTGCTCGCCTGCCGGCAGACCACCTTTGGCACCGCCGAGAGCGCAGCGGATGGCGCGTTCTACGCGCTGCCCTTCTACAACTACAACGTCGTTCCCTCGGGCGAGCTTGCGAGCGACGAGGCGATCTACGGCGACAGCTTCGCCGGCGAGTTGGTCGCCGGCCTGCGCAACCTGAGCGGCGCGATCGAGGTGCCGCTCGGGCTCGACAGCTTCGGCTGGCACCTCGCGCAGCTGCTCGGCCTGCCGACCACCACCGGCGCGGCGGCGCCCTATACCCACGTGTTCCGGGCGGCGGCAAATCCGACCATCCTGCTCGGCACCCACGGGATCAGCCATGCCGGCGTGGCGCAGCACTTCACCCAGGACAGCCTCGCGGTGCAGAGCCTCGAGATCCAGGCGCAGAAGAACGGCCAGCGCCAGCGCGCAACGCTCAACATGGTCGGGCGCGAGGAGATCCTGGCCGGTGCGACGCTCGACGGAACGCCGGT